AATGATGTTAGTATTCTTGCTGATATTCTAGTTATGAAATCACTAGATAAAGATGGTAATAAATTATTTACATTAGAAGATAAACTTGGTTTGATGCACAAAGTTGATTCTGATGTACTTTCTAGGATAGCTACTGCTATGGTACAAGCTATCAATCCTGAACAGGTAAAAAAAAACTAAAATCTGAGCCTGAATTTAAGAATTGTTTTATTGTAGCTGATAGACTAAAAATACCTTTAAGAGAAGTTTTACAAATGGAAGAATGGGAGTATAACCATTGGTTAGGCTATCTTTTATTAGAAAGCGAAGAACACGAACAAGCTATGAATAAAGCAAGGCACAGATAATGGCACAAAATTTAGTATTAAATATATTAGCAAAAGATAAAACAAAACAAGCTTTTAATGGTGTCAGGGCTGGATTATCAAATTTAAGAAGTGCAGTATTTTCTGTTCAGGGTGCAATTATTGGTATTGGTGGTGGACTTGCTATAAAATCAATTTTAAATGTTGGCTCAACTGTTGAACAATTAAGATTAAGATTCGCTTTCTTATTTAAAGGTGTCAAAGAGGGAGACAAAGCTTTTCAAGGATTAATAGACTTTGCTGGTAGAGTACCTTTTTCACTAGAAGAAATTCAAGCTGGTGCTGGAAACTTAGCTGTTGTCACAAAAAATGCTGAAGAATTAAATGAAGTTTTAAAACTTACAGGTAATGTTGCATCGGTCACAGGATTAGATTTTAGAACAACAGCAGAACAAATACAAAGATCATTTTCTTCAGGTATTGGTAGTGCAGACTTATTTAGAGAAAGAGGTGTAAGAGCATTATTAGGATTTAAAGCTGGAGTACAAGTCACAACAGAAGAAACAAAGAAAAGATTTAGAGAACTGTTTGGAGAGGGTGGAGAGTTTGAAAAGGCTACTGAAGTTCTATCAACTTCATTTACAGGTACTTTATCAATGCTATCTGATAAACTATTTAAGTTCAGATTAGATACTGCACAAGCTGGTTTCTTTGATTTTATAAAACAAGGTTTAGCAGAAATTAATAAATTAATAGAAAACAACTCAGAAGTATTAACAGGTTTTGGACAAAAGTTATCTGCTGGTCTTATTACAGCAACCAAACAAATTATATTAGGTAGTGCTGTAATTATACAAGCAATAAGACCAATATTTTCTTTTGTTGGACAATCTTTGTTGGGTCTTTTTGATTTTTTAAGAACTTTACCTGAGGGAGTCCGGACTTTTGGTATTCTTGGTTTCTTAATGCTTGGTGGAAAAGGAAAAGCATTAGTCATTATAATAGGTGGTTTTATAGATGAGATAAGGTCAATGATGGGTAGCTTACTCATGGATTTTGCTGGTTTCAATCAAAAGATATTAGAGATAAGAAAATCACTTGGATTAGTAAGTGATGAAAATTTTGTTAAAATATTAAATCAAAACAATCAATTAGTTGGTATAGCAACAAACTTAAAGAAACCAATAAATGATTATAGAAAAGAACTTGAATCAACAAGTGGTGGTTTAGATACAACAACTAAAAAATTAAGAGAATTTTTAAATACTTTAGAAGCAAAAGCTTTAATATCAGCAAAACAAGTAGAGGAAATTTTAAATAAACTTAAAGGTGCAACAGAAGAAAGTAAAAATGTTGGATTAGAACTAGGTAAAGTTAAAGATAATATATTAACAGCATTTAAAAAAGATTTTGAATCTATTAACGAAACAGTAGCTAAAATAGCACAAAGTGGTATCAAAGCATTTTCAAGAGGACTAGCAGAAGCTTTAGTTCTTGGTAAAGACTTAAACATGACATTTAAAGAAATAGCACAAAAACTATTAGTAGATATAGTAGCTTTTACTATTCAAATAGTTATTCAAGAGACAATTAGAAGTGCATTAAAAAAAGATCAAGTTAATCACGAAAAAGAAATCACAAATGAATTAAGATCACAAACTACCGAAATGAAAAGACAAGCAATTTTAAGTTTATTTACAGGTGGCTCAGGTGGTGGAATGCCCGGTATGGCAAATGGTGGAGCAGTAATGAAAGGGAAACCTGTTGTAGTTGGAGAAAGAGGTGCTGAAGTATTTGTTCCAAACTCATCAGGTCAAATAACACAATCAGCTAGAGGTACAGGTGGTGGAGCAGTTAATGTAAACTTTACAATCAACACAATAGATTCAAGAGGATTTAGTGAAGCTTTACAAGAGAACAGAGGTACGATAACAGGAATAATAAACAATGCTTTAGCAGAAAAAGGAAGAAGTGAGTTAGTATAATGAGTGGTGCATTTCCAATATCAACATCTAAATTTGAAACACTTGGTATTAAATCAACACAGAATACTATTGTTTCAAAATCTTTATCAGGAAAAAAATTATCAAGACAAGTAGATAACCAACGATTTAGTTTTACTGCTAGTATTATTACAGCAAAAAGGTCAGATGTTTATGGAGAACTTATGGCTTTTATTATGAAACAAAGATCAAGCAAAGAAAACTTTACAATAATTCCACCTGAATTAGAGGATGCTAGAGGTAATGTAAGTGGTACTGTTCTTGTAAATGGTGTTCACGCAGTTGGAGATACAACAATAGATATTGATGCTATGACAGGAACTTTAAAAGCTGGAGATTTTGTTAAATTTGCATCACATAATAAAGTTTATATGGTAGTTGCAGATGCAACAGCCGATGGGTCAAATGAAGCAACGATCACAATAGAGCCACCTCTTATAACTGCTCTAGCAGATGATTCTATTGTTACTTATGATAATGTACCTTTTACTGTGCATTTGACTAATGATATTCAAGAATTTGGTACAGTTGGTGCTGATAAAGATGGTAATGTTTTATATAAATTTGAGTTGGATGTTGAAGAAACTCTTTAATGAAAAAATACAAAATTACACACTTAGTAAGTGCCGAGTTTGAAGCCACAGCTATTGTTAATGAAGATGAAATAGATACTAAATTAAATGATTTAAAGGAGTATAAAAAACCTGATAGTAAATTTAATTTTACCATGATAAAAGGTACAGAAGCTATAACTAGAACATATTACGAGGAACATGGTACGAACACTAACGACAGCAGTAAAAAACGAGTTATTAACAGGCGAGATTAAGCCTGTTCATCTAATTGAAATAGGATTTTCAACACCTGTATATCTTACAGATTGTGGTTTTAATTTAACTTCTTCAATATCAGGTACAAGTAGAACTTACACATCTTCAGAATTTTTAGTAGGTGCTTCTTCATTTGAAGAACAGGTTGATATTACAAAAACAACATTAAGTTTATTTTTATCAGGTGCAGATCAAACATTTATATCAACAGTATTAAATGAAAATATTGTCAATGATACTGTTGAAATATATAGAGGATTACTAGACTCAAACAATTCATTAATAGCTGACCCAATATTATTATACTCAGGAAATATAGATACATTTGAAATTTCTGAATCAGCTACTCAATCAAATGTTAAGTTATTGGTGGTTTCCCATTGGGCTGATTTTGATAAAAAAAATGGAAGAAAAACAAATAATGCTTCTCAGCAAAGATTTTTTAGTACAGATGTTGGTATGGATTTTTCTAGTGAAACAGTTTTAGACATTAAATGGGGGAAAACATAATGCTTGATATTGTTAATTTTTATAAGTCATTTGATAGATATAGTTGTTTTACAAATGAAGCAATATTTGAAGAAAATAAAGATTGTATAAAATATAATCAATATAAAGTTTTTAGAGATAAAGATGGAATATATGGTTTTGTAAATTGGACTTTTTTAAATCAAGAAAATCTTAATTATTTTTTGAAAACAGGAATTGTAAAGGAGTATAATTCAGGAAACATATTTATTCATCTTGATTTTTTAGCAAAAAAAAATGTTAAACAAATTTACAAATGGTCATTAAAAAATATAACTAAATATATTGGTATTAATAAAAATACTCAATGGTTAAGACTAAATAAACATAATAGTGTTAGAAACATTGTTAAAAGAACAGTAAAGGAATCTTGGAATGGGTAGAGTAACCAGAGCAATAAGGAGAGTTTTTAATCCTGTCACAACCATTGTCTCTAATATATTTTCAGGTAATTTTAATCCTTATGTTGCATTAGGGGTATTTGCTATTGGTTGGTTATTTTCAAGATCAATGAAACCTGATGTACCTGACTTTGGTACAAATGATTTTGAAGAAACTGAAAGAGGTATATTACTTAATAAACAATCTAATAATGCTTGTGTTCCTGTTGTATATGGAGAAAGATTAGTTGGTGGTACACGAGTTTTTATAGAAACTTCAGGAACAGATAATACTTACTTATATGTCGCTTTGGTGCTTTCAGAGGGAGAAGTAAATTCAATAGAAGAAATTAGAGTAGATGACAAAGTAGTCACATTTGATGGAGCATTAACTCATGGCACAGTAAGAGAAGTAGCAAGTGGTGATAGTAATTTTTACAAAGACTCTACAAGTCATATTCAAATACAAGCCTTTATGGGAACAGACGATCAAGTAGCATCAAGTGTTTTAACACCTCTATCATCTTGGGGAAGCAATCATAGACTAAGAGGTATTTGTTATTTAGCTTTAAGGTTTAAATGGAATCAAGATGTTTTTGGTGGTATTCCACAAGTTCAAGCTAAAGTAAAAGGTAAAAAGATTGTTACATTAGCATCTAACTTATCAGAGCAAACAGCATCTTTTTCTACAAATCCAGCTTTTTGTTTATTAGATTATTTAAGAAATGAAAGATATGGAAAAGGTATTGCTACATCAAGTTTAGATTTACAAAGTTTTTATGATGCTTCACAAGTTTGTGTTACACAAGTGACACCATTTTCAGGTGGTAGCGATATAAATTTATTTGATTGTAATGCTGTTGTAGATACATCAAAGAAAGTATTGGACAATGTAAGAGACATTGTAAAAGGCATGAGAGGTTATCTGCCTTATGTTCAGGGTAAATATAAATTAGTTATTGAGACAACAGGCACAGCTTCAGTATCTTTAACAGAAGATGATATTATTGGTGGTTATTCTTTAGCTTCTCCTACAAAAAATTCAAAATATAATAGAGTTATTGTTTCTTTTATTAACCCTGAAAGAGGTTATCAGGTTGATGAAATACAATATCCAGCCATAGACGATAGTGGATATGCAACAGCAGATAAACACGCAACAATGAAAACAGCAGATGGTGGATTTTTATTAGAGGGTAGATTTGATTTTAGAACTATTACTTCTCCATATCAAGCTGAGGAAATGGCTGAGATTATTTTAAGAAGAAGCAGAGAATCTTTAGGTCTTAGTATTAACTGTGGATTTAAAGCTTATGAATTACATATTGGAGATATTTGTAATGTAAGTTTATCATCGCTTGGCTTTACAAATAAATCTTTTAGAGTGCTTTCAATGACATTTAATGAAGATTATACTATCAATCTTAATTTAGTGGAATACCAAGCATCACATTATACATTCGCAACTAAAGGACAAGTTTCTAGTACACCATCAACAACTTTACCTAACCCATTTACAGTGCAACCACCAGCAAGTGTGACTTTATCTGACCAATTAATTGAATATAACGATGGAACTGTAATTGTTGCTTTAGATGTTGCTATTGGTGCTTCTCCTGATTCGTTTATAGATTTTTACCAAGTAGAATATAAATTAAGTACAGATTCAGATTTTATAATTTATGCACAAGGTTCAGGATTAAATCACAGAGTCTTAAATGTAATAGACCAATCTACTTATGATGTAAGAGTTAAAGCCGTCAATACTCTCCAAGTTTCATCAACTTATGTAACAGCACAAAGAACTATTGTAGGTGCTATTGCACCACCTAGTGATGTAACAGATTTTTCTTGTAATATTGTAGGACAAGAAGCACATTTAAGTTGGGAACAAATACCAGATTTAGATTTAGCATTTTATCAAATTAGGTTTACAACTGATTTAGATGGAACTGCTGATTGGCAAAACTCAATCAATTTAGTTTCTAAAGTATCACGACCAGCCACATCAATTACTGTACCAGCTAGGGCTGGAACTTATCTTATAAAAGCATTTGATAAGTTAGGAAATGCAAGTTCTAATGCAACAGCTATTATTTCTAATGTTGCAAGTATTACAAATTTTAATGCAGTAGCAACTCAATCGGAACATCCAAATTTTCTAGGAACATTAACAAATACTGTAATTACAGATAATGCGATTGAATTAGATTCATCAGAATTATTTGATAGTGCTAGTGGTAATTTTGATTCTGAAACAGTTAGATTTTTTGATTCAGGTGCTACAAATGCTGATTTTTTATCAAGTGGTAATTACGAATTTGCTGATGTTATTGATATAGGTGCAAAACATACAGCTAGAATTACTGCATCGCTAACTCAAACATCAGATAATCCAGATGATTTGTTTGACAATAGAAGTGGAAATTTTGATTCTGCTAGTTCAAATTTTGATGGAGATACACCAGCTAATTGTGATGCACATCTTGAAATCGCTACAAGTGATGATAATTCTACATATACATCTTTTCAAAATTTTAGTATTGGAAATTATACTGCTAGATTTTTTAAATTTAGAGTAGTTTTAATTTCAAGAGATAATGCTTCAACACCTGTGGTTTCGCAAGTAACAGTTACAATAGATATGCCTGATAGAATATTTAGTGGTAATGATATAACATCTGGTGCTGGAACTAAAACTGTGGCATTTACAAATCCATATAAAAGTGTTAATTATGCACTTGGAATTACAGGCGAAGATATGGCAAGTGGAGATTTTTTTACAGTATCAAATAAAACAGTTAATGGATTTGATGTTTTATTCAAAAATTCAAGTGGAACAAATATATCAAGAACATTTGATTTTATTGCAAAAGGATTTTAAAAGGAGTATAAAAAGATTATGGCACAAGACGATTATAACATTCCCAATCAAAGTTTTCCCTCATTTAGATCAGATTTAAACTCGGCTTTATCTGCTATTAATAGTTGCAATTCAGGTACATCAAGACCAAGTTCAGCAGTAGCTGGTACAATTTGGCTTGACACAAGTGGTGGTGTAACTGCTTATGTTTTAAAATTTTTTGATGGTTCAGATGATATTTCATTAGCCAATATTAATACAACTGCAAATACAGTTGATTGGATTGATAGTTCAGTTGTAGCAGATATAGTAGGAGATACTTCTCCACAATTAGGTGGTAATTTAGATGTTAATGGTAATTCAATCGTATCAGTTTCAAATGGAAATATATCAATTACACCTAATGGTTCAGGTAAAGTTATATTAGATGGTATATCACACCCAACAGCAGATGGTACGGCAAATCAAGTTTTAACAACAAATGGTTCAGGAGTTTTGTCTTTTGCAGATGCTTCAGCCGGTGGTACATCATGGCAATCAGCAGTAAAAACTGCAAACTTTACAGCCGTTGCTGGAGAGGGTTATTTTATAAATACAACAGGAGGTGCTTTTGAGGTTGATTTACCAACATCGCCATCTGTTGGAGATGAAATAGAATTTGTTGATTTTTCAAGAAACTTTGCAACAGCAAATCTTACATTAGATCAAGGTTCAAATAAATTTC